CGCCATCAGGACCGGCACATCCGTCTATTCCCGGCATTATCCTGACTGCAGTACAGGTGGCCTGATAAATGGCGCTAGCAACATCGCTACGGAAAGTTGCCAGCAAGCTGATGTTAAAGTTCGGCGGTGTTGCCACTATCCGCCGTGTAACAACTGGCGCTTACAACACAACGACAGGCACCGTTAGCGAAACCACGACCGACACCGTAGTGCGTGGCGTTTTGGAAGATGTCAACCTGCGTGAGGTTAATGATCTGATTCAAGCTGGCGACAAGCGCCTGTTGATTGCTGCCGCTGATATTGCCAATGCACCTACCACGGCCGATGAAGTGCTGATTAGCAGTGTGACGCATCAGGTTATTGAGGTGCGTACGATTGAACAGGACAACACCCCGATCACTTACGAGCTGATCTTGAGGGCATAATGGCACGCACCATCAGGATTGGCGATATTGGCAACTACGCAGAGCAGCAGATGGAAAAGCTGTTGCGTGTTGCTGTACTTGAAACTGATGCACGCTTAAAAGCCGCCAGCCCTGTTGATACTGGTCGCTTTCGCGTTAGCTGGCAGGTTGGCGAAAATGCTGCACCAGGCGGAGAAAAGCCTCCCGGCACATACACAGGCACACCGCAAATTGAGCGAATCGGCTACCAGCAGGAAAAACTAGGGAACGTCTACAGCATCCATAACAACCTTCCTTACGCAGAACGTCTTGCACAAGGTTGGTCAAAGCAGGCTCCTGGAGGCTGGGTGCAAGGCATCGCCAAAGACATACAAGGCTTTGTGCGAACCAACGCTGACCGCATCGGGAGGGAATCATGAGCAGCACCTACAACGACGTTCGCGCTGCCATTGAAGGGCGCATCGCAACGGAGTTGGCGTTATCGCCTGCCTATCCAATCAGCTACCAAAACGTTCCGTTCACGCCACCCAACAACACACCATGGGTCCAAGTGTTCATTCGCTTTGGCGATAACAACTACGCCACGCTGCTTGGCCCAAGCACTGGTTTCAACCGTCAGACTGGCACGCTGGTAGTCAACGTTTTTACGCCACAGGGTCAAGGCGCCGCTGCAAACTTCACTATTACAGAACGGATCAAGGACAAGTTTGACCGCGCAAAGTTCAGCAGCATTATCTTTGACGCAGCCTCGGGACCAGCACAAGTAACGCCAGCAGCGCCTGAGCCTTACTTTCAAACTCAGCTAACTGCTACCTTTGAAGCGTATCTAGACTGACCCTAGCCACTACCGTTCACAAACATGGCTGTCACTGTTTTGTCCGGTACGTCCGGCGCCCTTTACTACAAGCCCGCTGGCACCACCGGTACATTCGGTGAGTCTGGCGTAAATGCTGGTTCTGACACGATCACTGTTCAGCCTTACCTAAATTTCAAGGTTGGCGATCCTGTCAAGTTCCGCGTCGTCAATAGCCAAACTGGTGCATCTGGCACTGGCACCCTGCCCTCCCCTATTGACTCCAGCACCACCTATTACGTCCTGAGCTACACCGCTGCTACTGGTGCGCTCACCGTATCAACTGCTGCTGGTGGCACCATCCTTGCCATTACCGACGATGGCACCGTGGCTGCACCTAACGAGTTTGAGGTGTACTACGCGGATTATGCCGCTGTTGGCCAAGTGCAATCCTGGTCTTTTGAGATCAGCCGCGCTGAAATCGACGTAACCACCATTGGTCAAACCGCCGGTCAGTATGCGCCCTTCCGCGCCTATATCCCCGGTTTTGCTGATGGCAATGGTACTGCCACTATCTACGTCACCAACGAAGACAGCGCCCTGTCCAACCGCATGGTGGAAGACGTGCTGCAGCGCCAGCAAGTTGGCTGCGGCTTCAAGCTGTACACCGACAAGCAAAGCACCGAGGCGCTTAGCCGCAGCATCGCAATGGATGCTGTGCTGCTGACCGCCAGCCTGAACATCAATCCTGACGATGCTCAGCTGGTGGAGATTACATTCCGCCCTGCTGGCGTGCCAACCTTCGATTTCAGTACCTCCGCCTGATACGGTCACCTTGGGTGACTCCTCACACCCCCGAGTTGCATCGGGGGCTTTTTTGTGTTTAAAGTGATAGTCAATACCTGATTTTTATGCCAACACCTGCATCGTCAGCCCTTGCCCGCCTGAAAAAGGCAGCCAATCTGACGCCCGTGAAGCGTGTAGTGACCTTGGCGAATGGTGATGTATTTGAGTTTTACGCAACGCCATTGACGATGGCAGAACGTGAGCGGGCGCAAAAGATGCCAGGCGGCGATGACCCGAACGGCTTTGCTTTGAACCTGCTGGTAACCAAGGCTGTTGACGATGCAGGGCAACGCCTGTTTCAGGCTGGTGAAATTGCTGAGCTGAAGAATGAGGTGCTTGATAGTGATTTGCAAGCCATGATGCTCGCCATCATCACCAACCCAGAGGAAGGCAAAGAACTGGACATGAAAAGCCGTAAAGGCTGAGCTGAAAAAAGACAACCTCTTGCTCCTGCAGCTTGGGGTTGCCAAGGAACTTGGATATACATTGGCCCGACTGAATCGGGAAGTGACACTAGAGGAACTTCTGATTTGGTCTAGTTATTTTGAGCTGCAGAATGAAGAGCAAGAACGTCAGATGAAGCGTCGTCGGTAGACTGCGAACAAGATCAGGGTCGTGCCGTGTCCGTCGTTGCCAACGTTGCCATCAATGTTGATAGCCGTGGCGCGACTCAAAAGCTGCGTGAGGTTCAGTCACAGGCAGGCGCAACCGAACGTGCGATAGGCGGCCTTGGTGGAGCAATAGGAAAGCTTGCTGCGGCGTTTTCCGTTATTCAAGCAGCCAAGTTTGTCTTTGTCAGCACAGCTGAAATTGAAAGTCAAACGAGAAGCCTTCAGGTTTTAACGGGCAGCGCAGAGAAGGCTGGACAGATCATCAAGGATCTGCAACAGCTTGGCGCTGTAACGCCATTCACTAGCTCTGAGCTGATTGATTCAGCTAAACGATTGCAGGCGTTTGGGGTTGAGAGCAATAAGGTTGTTGAAACAACAAGGCGTCTCGCTGACGTAAGTGGCGCTACCGGAGCTGAGTTACAGGGCTTGGTTACCGCTTATGGGCAGGTGCAGGCTAAAGGCAGGCTGCAAGGCGAGGAACTATTGCAGTTCCAAGAGCGTGGCGTTGCGCTTCAGCAGGTATTACGGGAAGAATATAAGCTCAGCGGCGAAGAGTTCCAAGACGCACTGCAGGATGGGCAAATTAGCGCACAAGCCGTTGAGTATGCCATCCAAAAACTTACAGCTGCTGGTGGCAAATATGCCGATGGCGCTATAGCGCAAAGTGACACGTTGGCTGGGCGATTCAGCACATTACAAGATGCTGTGCAAAACCTTGCTTCGCGTTTGGGGTCAATCCTTGCCCCTGCAATGCAGAGCATTTTGGGGCTTGCGATTGATATTGCCAATCAGGTTAATAATGTTTTTGAGACAATTTTGCTACAGCGTCAGCTAGGCGCAAATCTTTCTAATCAGCAACGAGATCGCTTGTTTAGGCAGGCGGAACAAGAGGCATTTGGTATTACAAAAGAACGATTTGGGGTTGATTTGTTTAATCGTCCTAAAAACCAAGCTGATTTTACGAAATTACGCGAAGAGCGATTCCGCGATTTGATGCGAACCTATGGCTATCAGCAAGGAATCCTCAAGCCGCCTACTGCAGCGCCACCATCTGCGGCTGTCACGCTGCCGGGATTGATGGCTGGCACGGGCGGCAAAGAGAAAACAGGTAAATCTGACGCAGAACGTGAGGCAGAGCGTCTACGCAAGGAACTTGAACGATCGCTGGAAGTTGGAGACCAACTTGGCACGCAATTTAGTCGTCAAGCAGCGTTGCTGTTTGAGGGATCAGAAATTGAACGCAAACGTTTACAGATTCAATTTGATTTTGAAGACCGCGCTAAGCAAATCGGAGAACTTAAAAATGAAGAGCAGAAAATCAATCTGACCACGCTAAGCGAAGAAATTAAGCGCCTAGATATCCTGAAACTGCAGATTGAAGACTATTACAAGCTTGCTGGCTTACTAGTTGGTGAAGCCTTGCGTGGTGGCGCCGGTGCATTTAGGACGGATATCAACCTTGGTCCTGTAGACGACGCAACCAAAAAGACAGAAGAGCTGAAAAAGCGTTTTGAAGAGTTGATTAATCCGGTCAACATGGCGATGACTGGCGCCCAAGCGATTGGCAGTGCATTCAGCAGCGCATTCCAATCCATCGTGACCGGCGCACAATCAACACAGCAGGCATTGGCCGGATTCTTCAAAGGTATTGGCGATGCCTTTGTTCAAATGGCGACTGAGATCATTGCTCAAATGGTGATCATGTTTGCCTTTAAGC